ACGATAACGAGCATCAAGGTTTCACTAACTGGCAGAGCAGCCATCTAAGTAAGGCAAACCCTCATACTCAGTATACGCTCAAAGAGACTAACGATAAGGATATTAAAGAGCTGCAAGATTGGATAAAAATCTTATTTAATCTCAAGCCTATTAAAGTCGGCGATATTTATACGACCACTATCGATCATGCTGATGCCGCCGCGGTCGCCTTGCATCACGGCTATGGTGATTGGGAACGTTACGCTGAAGGTCGCACGCTCGTTGGTCTGTCTACTAGCGCTGATGATCCTGATGACTACAAAACTATCGGCAATGAGTTTGGTGAGAACACTCACACTCTCACTACCGAACAAATGCCATCGCACAATCATGATTTTGTATTAGCAGCTAGCACGTCTAGCGGGGCGTATCCAGAAAGCGATGGTACGCCAGGCGGTCGCAAAGGTAAAACTGAAAATAGTGGAGGCGACCAACCGCACAACAATATTCAGCCTTCTAAAGTCGTGGCTCACTGGCTTCGTACTGCTTAATTAACTTCAAATAAGGATAAACCCAAATGACAGCATTTCATCATGGCATATCAGCACAAGAGCTGAACCAGGGCATCTTGCCAATGCGTAACGCCAACGTCAGCACTTTAGGTATCGTTGTCACTAGCACAGACGCTGATGACACCATGTACCCAGCTGATACGCCCGTATTATTAACCGGTATCGCTCAAGACAATATTGATAAAGCCGGTACAGATGGCACGCTTCGAGATGTATTGCAGGGAATACGCGACATACACAATCCGACTGTCGTTGTATTGCGAGTGACTGAGCCGCTTAATGTTGATTCGCTTGATGTACTGTTGACTTGTCCTAGTCGCTTTGGACTGATGCCTAAGCGACTAGGCGCACCTGAAATCGACACGCCTGAAGTCGTACTAAAGCTGGTTTCTATCGCTAAAAAGCGCCGAGCTATGGTCTATGCGTCTCCGCGTACTGCTGATGGAGCGCTAATCACAGATAAAGCTGAAATCGTTGCGTATCGTGATACTTATGGTGACCGTGAGCTTTGCATCATCGATGGTGAGTGGGGTGTGCCGGGAAAGTAGAGACCCCGCCTACACCCGCATTAATAAAAATAATGGGTAATGTGCAGGTTGGGGAGTTACTGACTGCTAGCGTAACCGATGCAAACGGTGTGCCTAGAAGTATAAAATATCAATGGTTAGCTGACGATATAGCTATATTAGGCGCAACCGCTAAAACGTACACTCTAAAAACCGAACAAGTCGGCAAGGCTATCACCGTTGAGGCAGTATTTACAGATAATGATGGTTATGCAGAAAATGCGACCAGCGTAGCAAGCGAAGCCGTGCAACCTGCGACGCCCGCAGTTAATGCAACAGTGAACAACATCGGTATACAGGGCACGGCGTTATTTGGCGTAGGCATTACGGACACGCTACCGCTTGGCATGAGCGAGATGGAAGGCACAACCACAGCAGGTCATGAGAACTATGGTAATTACCAGCACAGTGACGGTTCTGTTATGTGCTGGATACCGCAGTTTTATTATCGTTGGGGCGGTGCAGACAGCCCACGCGCTGCTAAATACGGTTTAAATGCGTGCGATGTTAAATCTAAGTATGACTTTGATAGCATAGAGGCTGCTAATGCCGCAGGGTATGCGGTTCACCGCGCTTTTTATGATGATGGACAAATCAAAGACGGATTTTTTGTTGATAAATATCAAGCAAGTAATAACGGCGGTATTGCTAGCTCAATTAAAAACGGCATCCCGTTATCATCTGCTAGTACAAACACACCGTTTAGCGACTTAAACGGTACGCCCGCAAACACTTACGCGGGGGCGATTGATGCAGTCAATACGCGGGGTTCAGAGTTTTTTGTTACAACGCTATTTGTTCAGCGCGCGTTATCACTACTCAGTATGGCACACGCGCAAGCAGCAACCAGCGTTGATAACTGTGAATGGTATGACCCAACAGGCGTTGCTAACTATCCAAAAGGCAATAATAACGATGCACTGGGTGACGTTAACGATGCAACGGTTAAGTACACAGCCACAGGCTATCTAAAAGCAGGTAAGACGGGTTCGGCATTACCATTCGCTAAAACGACGCATAACGGACAAAGCAACGGTGTAGCAGACCTTAACGGCAATATGTACGAGATTTGCTTAGGTGTCACGCAGCTGTCAGGTACATTCTACGCGCTGAAAACGTCTGCTAAGGCGTCAGCGCTGACCAGTGGCGCGACGCTTGCCAATGATGCATGGGGTGCAGCGGGTATCGCAGCAAACTACGAGTCACTGGGTGCTAGTATTGGTGCGCTCACAGGTATGTCTCGTGGTTTGGAGATGGGCAACGGTACACAGCAAGTATTCTCAAGTGCGATGACAGGTAAAGAGTGGCAAGCGTCATGTGCTGGTATTCCGTTAGCAACAGGTGTTGACACAGCGGGTACGGATTTGTTTGGTCACGACCGTTTTCATGACAACCGCGTTGATGACCTGTGCCCGCTTGCGGGTGGCGGTTGGACTGACGGTGCGCCCTCGGGCGTCTGGCTTGTCGCCTTCGGTACTTCGCGCGCGACTAGTTCCAACAATATTGGCGTGCGGGCGGCCTTGTATAGCGTTTGAATGAGCGGTATCTAATTTTAAATTAATTTTTATGTATTAAGGAAAGAACCATGACCCAAGCAACCCCAATCATCGCAACAGCCCTCGCAATGCGCGCGCTTATCGATGAAACCAACCCAGCGAGCTTTACCAAATCCATCTCTAATGTGCCCGTGCCCGGCGTACCTGGTATCAAGCAGCCGCGGACTTGGGATCTAGAAGATCCTAATACCGAAGTCGGTTATCTTAATGCTAATGACGTGACATCAGTCATTCAGCACGAGGGTTTTCGCTTCTGGGGTAACCGCACTTGCTCAGCAGATCCACGTTTTGCATTTGAAACTGCGGTGCTCACAGCACAATGGATGCTAGATACGATCATCAATGGCTGCATGCCATTCGTTGACCAGCCGATGACGCCAGTGCTGGTACAAGACATCATCGATAGCATCAATGCCAAGCTACGTGCGACCGTCGCAAAAGGTTGGTTGATCGGTGCATCAGTCTGGTATAACCCAGACCTAAACAATCCGCAAGATCTAAGCCAAGGTTTGCTCTACGTTGATTACGACTATACCCCAGTGCCAACGCTTGAAAACCTACGACTTAATCAACGTATCACAGACCGCTACCTAGTGGACTTTGGCAAACTCATCGCGCAGGCCGCATAACCAAGCTGCATAACTGAGCTGTATAGCTAAGTTGATAACTAAAAGGACAAACACTATGGCAAAACAACTGCCTGCAGTACTCAAGAACTTCAACGTCCGCGTAGACGGTGATAGCCATGCCGGTACTGCGAAAACTATCACTCTACCCGAAATCGTCAAAAAGACTGAAGAATATCGCGCCGCGGGAATGATTGGCGATATCAAATTAGACCTTGGCTTTGAAGCCATGGAGTCGACAATTAACTATACCGGTGTCGACGCGCGTCATATAACGCAGCTGACATATTGCGGTGTTAGTGATCTACCTATTCGATTCTTAGGTGCTTATGAACGTCAAGACACTTGTACTCATGTGGTACGTGACGTCTATATGCGCGGTTCAGTGACCAACTTACCGCTAGGTGAGATGGAGCTTGGCAATATCAATGAGCAAGAGCTGACATACAGTGTTACTTATCTAAAGGTCGTCGATGACGGTGCAACACTGCTCGAAATTGACTTTGTAAACGGTATTTATATCGTCGGCGACAAAGATATGACTAGCGAGATTAACACTAGATTAGGTTTATAACGCTTTTGGCCAGCCGTCAGTGTTTGGATAAATGGCGATTAGCTAGTTGGTGAGGTGACGGCTCACCAAGGCGACGATCTTCAGGCAGTGAACAGATTCATTGCCATCCAAACATGGCCAATTTTTTAACATTACTTTTATTAAAAAAACCACATATACCAGGACAACTATTATGAGCACCGAAACTTCAGCTGCAGCTATTACAGAATTAAAGAAAAAAGACGCCACTACCCTGCCACCAATGCCAACCAACCCCGATATTGAAACCGTTGAATTTGATACGCCGATCGTGCGTGGCGACATGACGATCAGTGAAGTCAATATCAATAAACCAAAGACCGGTGCACTACGCGGCCTATCTCTATCTGACTTACTCAAACTTGACGTTGATACCGTCATCAAGCTTGTACCGCGTGTCAGCACGCCACCACTAGCAGAACACGAAGTTGCGGCCTTAGATCCTACTGACTTTTTAAGCCTATCTACAGCGGTGGTCGGTTTTTTCGCCAGCAAGGAGCAACGGGAGAAAGCACGGCAAGAGGCCGAGAGCGCGAAAACCGAGGCATCCCACACAGCGTAGACGATGTCATTGCCGATCTAGCGGTCGTGTTTCACTGGCGACCGTCAGACTGCGATGATATGGATATCGATGAGCTGATGGCTTGGCATGACAAGGCGCGTAAACGTAGTGAGTCGGACAAATAACTAAGAGGCGGTAACCATGAATGCAATTCTACTAGCAAAATTCTGGAGAGAAATTGTCATATTCGTGCTGTCGTCTCTTTTTGTCTTTGCGCTGTTTTCTGTCTATACGCTAGTACAATCTATCGAACATATAAAAACCGAGCACGAGCTGACGCTAACCACTGAACGCGCTGCTTATGAAGTACGCGCGCGCAAAATAGAAAGGCAGAGCCATGAGCAAGTTATTCAAGCTATTAACGATAGCCAAGCGCGCGAAGAAGCTATCGCTTTGGACGTTGCTAATACTAACCGCGCTAACGAGCGGTTGCACCAAACCGTTGACCGCCTCAACACCAGTATTGCCCGTGAAAACAGCGCAGCCCGCGCTGACTACGCCGCTACCCTCTCAATCTTATTCAAAGAAAGCACAGCAAGATATATCGAACTGGCAAAAGCGGCTGATGGACACGTCAACGACATCCGAACCCTCCAAGACGCCAACGCAAACAAGTAATTAACAAAAGGCGCGTGACATGGCTAGTAATTTAGATCTATCGGCTACGCTCAAGCTCATTGATGATATCTCTGGGCCGCTGCGTGGCATTGAGTCGCAAGTCTCCCGCTCAGTCGATGCGTTTAACGACGCGCGTAGTGCTGTCAAAAAACTAGAAGCGACACAAAATCGAATTACTGCGTTTCAAGATATGGGGCGTCAGCTCACTGAGACTAGCGGTAAACTGGACACAGCACGTCAACGCATGAATGCATTGCGTCAGCAGATTGAGTCTACTGACAACCCGTCTCAAACCTTAATTAATAGATTCAATGCGGCCTCTCGTAGCGTGGATAGACTGGGTCGTAATGTTAATGATCAGACCCAGACGCTAGCACAACTCAGGCGACGGCTTGAGTCAGCAGGCGTATCTACCAGTGATTTAGGCCGTCATCAAAGTCGACTGGCAGATCAAATAGCCGAGGCTAACAGACGGCTGGATCAGCAGCGTGAGCGTATGGATCGCGTCAGGCGCGCGCAGCAGCAATCGCAGCAGATGGGTGATATGCGCAATAAGGCAATGGGCCTGGCAGCAGGTGGCGCAGCCGCGACTTATGGCGCAGCGATGTTCTTAGGACCAGGCTTAGAGTTCGAGGCAGAGATGTCACGACTACAAGCACTCACTCGTTTGGATAAGACCAGTCCACAGCTCAAGGCATTAAAAGAACAAGCCGAAATGCTAGGCGCTTCTACAAATTTTACCCAAGCTGATGCCGCACGTGGCCAAGCATTTTTGGCTATGGCAGGATTTACGCCTAATAGCATCAAAGCTGCTATGCCTGGTATGTTAGATTTGGCTCTGGCAGGTGGCATGGAGCTACCGCAAGTTGCCGATATTGCTAGTAATATTCTAACCGGTATGGATCTTGACCCTACTAAGATGACCAATGTGGCTGATGTGCTTTCGGCGGCTTTCACTCGTGCCAATTTAGACGTAGGTATGCTAGGTGAAACGATGAAATACGCTGCACCCGGCGCTGCCCTTTTAGGCGTATCAATTGAAGATACTGCAGCTATGGCTGGTAAGCTTGCTGATGCCGGTATACAAGCTAGTATGGGTGGTACTTCACTAAAATCCATAATGTCGCGCCTTGCAGGACCACCAGCAATGGCTCGTAAAGCTTTAGCAAAACTAAATGTTGAAACAAAGGATGCTAATGGCAACTTACGTAAAATGCCCGATATTTTAAAGGAACTTGATGAAAAAACTAAAAACATGGGTAATGCAGATAAGCTATCATTATTCAAAGCTATCGCTGGTGAGGAAGCTAGTGGTGCATTAGCAATTCTCATAAAGCAAGCAGGTAATGGTGAACTGCAAAAACTTTCTCAGACACTAAGTGGTGCAAACGGTGAGGCTGCCAAACTTGCAGAAACTATGAATGACAACCGCATGGGCGAATTTAAAGAAACCATGAGCGGTCTTGATGCTCTAAGAAGCACTTTATATGAAGCAAACGCTGATTCCATAAGTAGTCTGCTAACTAGTATTACTGCCATAACAGGCAAGATGACCGAATGGGCAAAAGCAAATCCTGAATTGGTGGCCACGCTTGGCAAGATGTTTGGCATTTTGGCAATAGGCGCTATCGTTTTTGGTAGTTTTGGCGCAATATTATTGACTATCTTAGGCCCTATGGCATTGCTGCGAGCATCATTCGCTACGCTTGGTGGCTTGTCAGGCATATTAGGTACGCTAATGGGGCCGCTTAAGATGCTCTGGTCATTATTTGGCTTTGTTGGTCAAGCGGTGGTGTCAGCAGTAGCGCTTATTGGTAAATCCTTAATGTTTATGCTAAGTATAGTAAAAACAGTTGGCGCGGCGATGATGGCCAATCCTATTTTGATTGCCATTACATTGCTCGCAGTGGCCGCTTACCTTATTTATAAAAACTGGGGCCCGATTAAAGAGTTCTTTATTGCCCTTTGGTCAACCATTACCGCTAGCGTCTCCGCAGCATGGGAATGGATAAAGTCGATCTTCAGTACTGGCATTCAAGCACTAAACACTTTCTTATCGAACTTCAACCCTGTCAGCTTGTTTATGTCAGCGTTTGCAGCCGTTTGGTCTTACTTATCTGGACTTGGTGCGACGTTCTATACTTATGGCGCTAATATGTTGGACGGCCTTAAAAACGGTATTATGAGCAAAGCGTCAGCCGTTGTTGAGGGTATAAAAGGCGTAGCCGGTAGAGTCAAAGGCGCATTCACAGGATTGCTAGGCATTCGCTCGCCCAGCCGCGTCTTCACGGATTACGGCGATTACATGATGCAAGGGCTAAACAATGGCTTACTAGCAAATAATAGCCCTGTAGACGCCATGCTCAAAACCAGCAACAGCTTACGCGCAGCGATGGACACTAGCGAGATCCGCTTTGATAACCGTAAGCCGATTATGGCAAGCGCTATGATGGGTGGAGTCACCGGACAGTCTCAACCTACGATAGTGAATCATTTCACTATCAATGCACAACCGGGCCAGTCCGAACAGCAAATCGCTCAACTAGTGGCGCAAGAAGTAGCTAAGACACAGCGCGGCCAGAGCAATAACACAGCACTATATGACATCGCGGAGGACTGGTAATGCTATTAGCACTAGGGCAGTTTGTATTTGATGTAGACACTATGACTTATAGCGAGCTACAGCGTAGCCGGTCATGGTCGTATGGTAGTAACGGCATAGCGCAGGGGCGCGATCAGTATCAGTTCACCGGTACTGGTGAAGAGACGATGACGATTCCTTTTATGATTTATCAGTCACACGGCTTCGGCAATCGTCAATCTATCGATGATCTGTCAGAGATGGCCGACGCCGGCGGCGGATATGTGCTGATTGACGGCAGCGGCTATCTATACGGCGTCTTTGCAATTACTGCTATCGATGAAACGCGCAGCCATATCACCAATCGCGGCGTGGCACGTAAGATAGATGGCACCATGAAGCTGACTCGTATTGATGATGATCGCATTCAGACTGACAAAGCGATGACGCAAGACACCCAAACACAAGAGGTATAAGCATGCTACGTACCCCTATCATCAGATTAAGTGCTGATAACAAGCCCCTTAATGATCAGGTTATATCACGTCTCATGCGTGTGACGGTCACAGATAATAAGAATATGGACGCTGATGAGCTATCGCTTACGCTAGATGATCATGACGGCGCATTGGAGCTTCCTAAGCGCGGTGTGCGTCTACAGTGTTGGATGGGGTTTGCTGATATCGGCGTTGTCGATATGGGAACCTACATAGTAGATAGTAGCGAGTGGTCAGGAGCGCCGGACACGATCAGCATACGCGCTAAGTCTGCAGATTTTAAGTCATCCCTCAAGTCAGGACATAACGAGTCGTATCATAATAAGACACTAGGAGAGATCGCCGATATAATTGCCAAGCGTCAGCAGCTAGAGTTATCTATCAAGCCCAATCTATCTACTATCAATGTCGGTCACGTTGATCAAACCGATGAGTCCGACATCCATTTACTTACGCGGCTTTGTCATCAGTACGGCGCTGTGGTAAATATCAAGCACGGCAAGCTACTGATATTTACCGCTAATAGCAATGTCAGCGCTAGCGGTCATCCGCTAGACATCACCACTATCACAAAGCAAACGGGTGACCGCTATCGCTATAGCGTAGAAGATAGACAAGCCGATTATGATAATGTATCGGCCAGCTATCAGGATAAAGACGCTGCCAAACGTAGCACAGTCGATACCAAAGGTGGCAGTAAGACAAAAAAACTAAAAGGAACGTATAAGAGTAAAGAGGCCGCCAATGCCGCCGCGCAAGCGGAATCAAAACGTATCAAAGATAGACAGGCCAAGTTTAGTATTAGCACGGCCTACGCCTACCCCGCTGTGACTACTGAAAGCCCCATCACACTACAAGGGTTCAAAGCGGAAATAGATGCGCTGAAATGGACGGTAGACAAGGCGGTGCACGACTATGGCAAGTCTAGCGGATTGACAAGTCAGCTTGATTTACTGGCCTCATTGAAATAATGTTGTGTTATAATAAATCTTGCTTGGGAGCGCCGAAATAAGGCATAGCACGAATAAGGCGGCCGTATATCGTGGTACGGATTTCAGCCCCAAGCCCTTATATTCAGATACGAAAAGCCCTGCTATTTTGCAGGGCTTTTTTATACCTATAATTCGCTCAATCCCAGTCGAGTGCTTCACGATACACGCACCAACCTACAGGCAATTCAGTTACTGGCGTAGCGTGTTTAAAAAAGTGCTCAAGCCAAATAAACATCCAGTCATTAGAGTTGTTCGTCATTATTGTCACCTTTCTCGTCGATAATCTGCTCAATACGCTCAAACGCTAATTGCTTCATCACCTCACCCATCTGCTCAGGTGTCAGCCCTGACTTCTCTATCCAATCATCAGAGGCGCTCACATCCATCGGTATCTTGTGCGGGTGCGTTTCTAGCTTAAAGCTTTCTTCAAGACGAGCGATGATGTCAGCGCCCATTGAGCGATTATATTCTTCAGCAGAAGTGCGTATCTTTTCTTTTAAATCCTCAGGAATACGAACTCTAAAGTCAGGGTGTTTATTTTTACTCATGAAATCCCTCAAAAACTATTGACACGCCTCTAGTATAGGCATAATATAACCACTCCTCTAGTAGAGGCGTAATGACCCCATAAGAGTTATTTATATTAACACGACTAAAAGGAAACTGGAATGTCAGCAAACCGTAGTAGACCAATATCTTACCGTCTAAGGCTCTCAGAAGAACTTCATGGCTGGTTGAAAGATAACGCTGAAAAGAATTATCGCACTCTAGCCACTGAAATTAACATGCACCTTGAGCAAGCCATGCTCAAGCAACAAAAGGAGGACGATGGTAACCAAGAAAGCGCTAATAAATAATAGGGTGGCAAATTTTTCCACCCCTTTCAACTTTAATCAATAGGAATAATCATAATGAATACTAAAAACCAAGCACCACTACTTAAAGCCAATCCAACTCAAATGATTAACTTTCATGGTCTTGTATTGTTTGTTTATAGCACTGGCGATCTGCAATACATTCCCATCAGACCTATTATTGATTTAATTGGCACTGATTGGCGTACCGCTAGAAAGTCTCTTATTAATGGTGATAATGCCGATTTATTCGGAACTACCTCATTATTAGTAGCAAAAATAGACAATTCTGGTGGGGGTACCCTCGAAATTGGAGGCATCTCGACCCGTCTAGACAACCAATCAGATGCAAATAATATCCAAAAGGACGATTTAATTGAAATTTTATGCATACGTCTTGACCGTGTTCATATGTATTTAGCCCGTGTTAACACATCCAAGTTAAGAGTGCATGGAAATATAAAGTCAGCCAACTATTTGCTAAACCTTCAACACGAATGGGCAGACGCTCTGCATGATTATGAGACTCATGGCATCGCAGTCAATAAGAGCGTTTTTGATAATACCAAACAATTGAAAGTACTAGTCGATATCTATAGCAAGCTAACGGATAAGCAACAAAAGCACGTCGTATCCAAGCAGATAGATCATGCGCTTAGTATTCAACGGACGGTCAATAATGGCAAACAACCTGATCTACTAGACTAATAGGGGTAGAACGATGAAACCGAACGTAACCCAGCAAATTAACAACTACGTACGCGCACAGCAATTGATACACCGTCGATTGCAATATCTACAGGCATTAAAAAAGGCAGACCGAATCCGCCAAGATACATCTGCCTTTACACTTCCATTGATTGACAAAACAAATGTTAATCAACTTAACCAACTAACTCTAGGAGTCAATTAGTATGTCAGATTATACCACAACTACAGATAGCAGTAACGCCATTGCCGATGAGCTCTATCGCATACACTGCTACGCGGACACCTTAGCAAAGCTCTGCGCAACAGGAAATAGCGTCACTATCAACCCTGAACAGTTAGAGCAGATATTCAGTGATATTGCAGCGGTAACAGACAAAGGATCATCTACGATCCATACGACGATCGACAACCTAAAATCTTTAAATAAATCTGCGCACAAGGACTATAAGGATGACGCAACGCTACTCAAGCCGCCGTACATCAAAAGTCGTAAGATAATGGGTAAAACCGAACGCATCTATGTCCCTGAGTATGTCGAAGTTGAGGGCAGGAGTACAACTGAGATATTAAAGCAAGGCGTTATTATCCCTGAAAATTATAAGCACTATAAAGTAGACGACTTTGTACTGAAGCTATCGACCAAAGATAGCTTTAAAGAAGTGTACTTACTAACACCTAAATGGGAGCCGCGGCTACTTAATGAATCCTGTGATAAATATGAAAAGCGCACAGGAGTAAAAATAATTAGGAACTGCAAACAAGTCTAACCCCCAATCGTGAACCAAAGAGACCGCCATTCGTGGCGGTCTCTTTACGTCTACTCAGCAGCAATATATGCCTGCGCCATCTTGATCAGCATCTTTTGATCATCCGCTTGGCGGTACAGCTCAAGCCAAGCCTGTTCCTCTTCACTTAGATCTGACACAGATGCGCCAAGTCGGTTGCCAGTCAGTACAAAGTGTATGTCATATCCTAGCGCAGCGAAATCGTGCGCCTGTATCAAGTCAAGCGTACGTTTACCTTGCTCATAGCGTGATAGTGAAGCTGCGCCTAGACCTAGCGCCTCATAAACCTGCTTTTGCGTAAAGTTCAAGCGCTTACGCTCGTCTGCTAGGCGCTCACCGATTTTAACTATTAATTCACTAGATAAATTATCCATTTGGGTCTATCCTTATCGTTGACTTATCCATTTGGATAAGTCATAATTATTATGTTGCTAGATAGTTAGCAATTTAACACAAACCAATAATGACTTTAATAACTATCGGAGACACCACGATGTCTAGATCCACTTTGAATGTGCGTATTCCTGAAGATAAGCACAAGTACCTACGCCTTAAGTCAACTCACTCTGGCAAGCAGCTTCAGGAGCTAGTCACTGAATGTATCGACCTATACCAGCAGAATGACGAAGACTATATGTCTAAATTTAAGCCGCTGATTGATGTCGAGACGAACAATGAGGAGAGTACTCATGGCGCATAAGAATTGGGACAACGTCCGCGATCATCGCCTTTATGGATATATGAACCAAAAAGAGT